AGCTGACCACTTTTCAGTAGTTCTAGCGCCACCAATCAACATGTCTAAGATCTCAAGATCGATCTCCATTGAAATGTACTCAGACAATAATGAAGTCAACTCAGCCTCAGCGTCGATGCTGTGGTAAGCGTTAAGATCTTGAGCGAATTCTGGAGTCCATTGTGCTTTTAACTTTCTAGTCTTAGCAACTACAGCCTCAGATTTCAACTCAACGTTGATTTCAGGAATGTTGATAGATCCAGCAGGATTATCTTCGAAGTCACCTCTACTGTTGTCAGCAGGCTGTACGTGATATTTCAATGAACCAGTAATGTCTACAGAAGTAGTAGCAGAACCAGATACAACAAATACTACGTTAGAACCGTCTAAGTAAGTAAATTGTGGGTGAGTAGTGATGTCAGTAGCACCTTCATAAAGTCTGAAAGCTCTTACACCTTCAGTATCAGCACCAGCAGGAGCAGCAACTGTTACAGTGAAGAAATCAGCAGGTGTTAAATCGTCGTCGAAGTCAACTGAAGCAGAACCAGCAGAACCAGTTGCTACAGTTACATCAGCAGATCCAGTTGCGATAGTGTATCCGAATGCACCAGCACCGTATAAACCACCAGAAGGATCTTCATCAACTCCCATTTTGTTTACTACAGATACGTTTCCGTATAAGCTTGAGTCGTTAGTTTTACCGTGACCGGCAGTTCCATACTTAAAGTCTAAGTAAAATACTAGACCTGATGGTAAGTTCATAGGTTGTACAGAGACGAAATCTTTAGATGAGATTTGTGCGAATACCTTTCTTACTAAAGGTAGAGCAACACCTGCCCATTGTTCAGATCCACCGCCGTTTGCACCGATTGCAGAAGTACCAGTAGATGATTGCTCAGCTACGATTTGTTTTGCTTGGTTTTCTAACATGATAGACATGTTAGCAGATTCTTTTTCGTTTAATCCTTCAAGCAATCCAGAAGCACCCCATTTATCAGCCAACCTTTTAGCGTCTTCTTGCAAGGCTTTGTAGCCGTTTGCGCTTTCTAAAAGAGAATTTAATTCCATGATAAATAAATGTTAAATAGATTTTTTAATTTTTTAAATAATACCAGCTAATTTTTGCATTCTACGAACTGCATCAGATACTTCTGAAATTACTTCTGGTTTAGTAGCAGTAGTTCCAGTAGCTTTAGAAGCCATACCTAATTTACTTTCGTTAACCTTTGTAGCTTTTTTAGTTACAATGTTCTCAGAAACAGTTTCAAAGACTAATTTTACCTCTTTTACCGTTTCAGCTTTGTCAAATGCAGCAATAATGTTAACTTTTTGTGATTCGTTTAAGTTATTAGCTTTGAATACTTTGTTAACATACATTAATTTTGCATTAAGAAGATTTACTTCTTGTAATTGAGCTTGTAAAGTTTCAATAGTTTCTAAAGCTTCAGCTAATTCAGAATTATCTTCTTTAACTTCTTCTTCGTTTACTACTTCTTCTTCTACTTCTTCAGTAACTTCTTCTTCTACTTCCTCGTTAGTAGCTGATTCTAACTCGGCTAATAGTTCATCTAGATCAATTTCTTCATCGTCTGCTCCTGCTTCCATATCCCCCATTTCAGGTTCTACTTCTGCACCAGCATCCATGTCGTCCATGTCTAGCTCTTCTTCACCACCGTCGCCCATTTCTTGTGCGATGATGTCGCGGATAAGATTTTTAAGGTCTTCGACTTCCATGTCTTTTACCTCTACATCTTCTTCATCCTCGGCTTCTACTTCTTCGTCGCCTTCGGCTTCGTCCTCAGATTCTTCTGAGTCATCCTCAGCTTCTTCCATTGCTTCGTCATCCTCCATAGATCCTTCCTCTACTTCTAACTCTTCAGCAACTTCTTCTACAGTCTCTTCAATTTCCTCTTCAACTTCGTTTACTACTTCTTCTTCATTCTTGGAATCTTCCATTTCTTGAAGTTTAGCAGCTAACATATCTTTTAAGTGAGGAGTTAAAGACTCTTCTAAAGCTTCTTTAGCGTTAGCAATAGCGGCTTCTCTAATAGATTTTGCTTCAGCAATAGCTTGCTTGAATAAATCTTTGTTTGCCATTATAAATTTTTAATGAGATTTCTACGACTATTTTAATCGTAATAGGAAAGTTCTTTATACATAAATACAGTATAG